TGGAACAATGGGAAGCCGCAGGCAATGCGCAGTTATAACGACGATTTAATCATGAGTTTAGCAATCGCTTGTTGGGTAAGAGATACTGTGATTACTTCTTCTAAAAGAGATGCTAAATATGCTAAAGCTATGTTAGATAGTATGATATACTCTAATACGCAGATGAATACTACTATCAAGGGAATGTACGGACATAAGAATGATGATGAAATGATTGATAAGTTAAGTGAACAAAGAAAATTACAAGCAGAATTCGGCTGGTTGTATAAAGGATAAGAAATAGATGGACGACAACACAAAGAATCCAGTAAATGCAGACTCTACGTTATTCCGACGACTAACGAAGTTGTTTTCGGGCCCGCTTGTAACCCGGAAAACTCAGATGATCCGCAATCAGCGAAGACAAGATTTAGATAAATATAGATTTAAATCGGCAAGTGGACAGAATTTCAAAAAGACATCTTATAACCCCTTTGAAAGTATTAATTCTACGGCGATTGCCAATCAGCAGAGAAATGAAAGGTATATAGATTTTGATCAGATGGAGTATATGCCAGAACTTGCATCGGCACTGGATATTTATGCTGATGAAATGACTACTTCTACTTCGTTTGAGGATATGTTGCGAATCAAATGTCCCAACGAGGAGATCAAGTCGGTTTTAGAGACTCTATTTCATCAAGTTTTAAATATAGATTTCAATCTTTTCGGATGGTGCCGCACCATGTGTAAATATGGGGACATGTTTCTTTATTTGGACATCGATGAAGGCATCGGGGTAAAGAGTGTGATCGGTCTACCCACCAATGAAATAGAGAGACTGGAAGGGGAAGATCCAACCAACTCCAACTACGTACAGTTTCAGTGGAACAGTGGCGGCATTACATTTGAGAACTGGCAGATTGCTCATTTCCGAATTTTAGGTAATGATAAGTATGTTCCCTATGGGTCTTCCATATTGGAGCCGGCACGGAGGATTTGGCGACAGTTAGTTCTTCTTGAAGATGCCATGATGGCTTACCGCGTGGTTCGTTCTCCCGAAAGGAGAGTTTTCTATATTGATGTAGGAAGCATTGCCCCAGAAGATGTAGAGCAGTACATGCAAAAGATCATTACACAGATGAAAAGAAATCAAGTAATAGATCAAGACACGGGAAGGGTAGATTTAAGGTATAATCCCATGAGCATTGAGGAGGATTATTTTCTACCAGTGCGAGGAGGCAATACTCAGACGAAAATTGAATCTCTTCCTGGTGGAACGTATACCGGAGACATCGACGACGTTAAATATTTGAGAGATAAACTTTTTTCTGCCATCAAGATTCCACCAGCGTATCTTTCTAGAGCAGAAGGGGGCGAAGACGATAAGACCACATTGGCACAAAAAGATATTCGCTTTTCGAGGACAGTCCAACGCCTCCAACGGTCAGTTATTGCAGAATTAGAAAAAATAGGAATTATTCATTTATATACTTTGGGTTTTCGGGGAGACGATTTAATTGCTTTTGATTTATTTTTAAACAATCCTTCAAAAATTGCCGAACTTCAAGAGTTGGAGTCTTGGAATACTAGATTTACTGTCGCTTCGACTGCTACGGAGGGATACTTCTCTAAGCGATGGATTGCTCAGAAGGTTTTTGGAATGACAGATGATGATTTCTTGCGTAATCAGAGAGAGATGTTTACTGATCGGAAAATGCAAGCACTTATGGATTCTGCTGCTGAAATGGGAGCCGCTGGTGCCGGCGCTGGTGCACCAGGAATGGGCGCCGGCGAAATGGATATGGGCATGGAAGGTGGTGAAATGGATATGGGCATGGAAGGTGGCGAAGAAATGCCCGCCGAAGAGCCAGGCGCAGAAGCAGAGGCGCCTGCCGAAGAGGAGGGCCCTTTGCTAGCCGCCCCACCCGGCAAGAGAGATGATGATATTCACCATTATGAAAAGGGAACTTACACGCCCACTAAGAATGACAGGCGCAAACAAGGCGCCCGCTATCGCCATATGCTTGGAAAAGGAAACGGCGAAAAGGGTAAAAACACAGAGAGGAACATATGGCCCGGGGCAAGTGAACTATTTAGTCTCGGAAATGGCATTGCGGAAGAGTTGAATAATAATTATAAGAAGGAAGAAGAGAAAGTTTTTGAAATTAAGAACTCTCAACGTGAAATAAAGACTCTCATTGAGCAGTTGGAGAAAAAGGAACATGAAAAGGATGCGCAAGAGTAAACATAATAAGAAAAGAAATACCGCTTTTCTTTACGAGGTTCTAATTCAGGATATTACACGGAGTGTAGTGAGTGGGGATCGGAAGCGTAAGGAAGTTGCCCTGCATATTTGCAAGGAGTTTTTTAGCAAGGGATCTGTTTTGTATGAGGAGAAAGAATTATATATGACGCTAGTAGACCCTCATGACGTGGATTCTCCTCTTTTGGAGAAGTTGCTAGAAGAGGCAAAAAAAGAATATGCCAAATTAGATCGCAAAGAAATATTCAATATGCAAACTAAAATGATTAATAAGGTTAATAAGAATCTTACCGGAGAAGTTTTTAATAACTTCGTAAGCAACTATAAGAATTTAGCCACCATTTCTCAAATTCTTAGTCAAGATCTTTCTGTTAAGAAGAGAGTTATTTTAGAAAATTTGTTTGTAAAGAACCACTCTCTTGCATCCGACCACCACACAGAGCAACTAGAACCTACTGATAATTTGGTCTATAAGACTTTTGTAGAAAATTATAATAAGAAGTATGAAGATCACCTGCTAGAAGAGCAGAAAGAAGTCATTACCAGATATGCCACTTCTTTTAGTGACAATGGCGTATCATTGAAGATTTATTTGAATGAAGAGTTTGGTAGATTGAAGAATGTTTTAAAGAATTCGTTGGTTTCTGAAATCATCAAGGAAGATGCCCAGATGCTTTCTAAGGCGCAAGAGGTATTGGGAATTGTAGAATCGTATGGAGAGAGGCGCGAATTTGATGAGGATGTTATTATCCAAATCTTAGAGATTCAAAATTTGGCCAAGGAGATAGAATCCTAATGCCCATTAAATTGACTCTCAAAGACAAAGAGAAAATAACAATAACACTAAAAGACAAAGAAGAGAAGAAACCACCTTCTCCTCCTTCTCCTTCTGAAAAGAATCTTCCTATAACAATGAAACTTGATATTAGGAAGGCAGTTGATGGTAGTTTGATGATCTTTGATCATCCGGATATCGATATTGTAGTGGTGCCCTCCACGAGCAAGGTAGTAACTCTTCCGAAAGGAGGATATACCGACGAGGTATATGCTGCGCAAGACAAATTGTTTAAGCATCTACTTCGAACCGGACTCATAACTCCAGGCACCGTTGAGGGGGGCAATGTACACGGTGCAATGGGCGCCATGATCCTGCCACCAACGAATGCTAAATTTCCAGTAGCAGACTTGGTTGTTCTTTCTATTGGAAAATTTATTGAAAAAGAAAAGCCTGATTATTTATTTGCCCAGGCATACGAAAAAGAAGTAGAAGAAATGTATATTGATCCAACTGAAGAGGATTCCACCCCGCTAGGGAAGGTACCCCAAGCAATAAAGAAAGGGAGCATTCAACCATACGATACGCGTAGATATCTTAGCGGATATGCATAATGGATTTGCTCTATTTTATTTTGGCATGTTATGGCATGACTCAAATTTTATGTTTCGGCACAATATTTAAATCAATCAGACCGCAATATCACTTTTTTCACTGTCCCATGTGTGTTGGATTTTGGGTTGGTGCATTTGTATGGGCATTAAGTCCCTACACGGAACTATTTACTTTTGATTATGGTTTTATAACTGGATTTTTATTGGGATGCTTAAGTTCTGGAACTAGTTATATAATGAACATGTTGGTATGCGATAACGGATTTCAGTTAGCGCTCAACAAACCGGAGGTCGAAGATGATGTCACTAATAACAACTAAATGGTTTTTACCTACTGTCCGTCGCTGCTGCAAAGGAAGTTAACTCGCGCAGGTTGCGCCTGCATTTAAACAATTTTAGAGGAACAATAAATGATCAAAATTAGTAAGAAATATCTAACAAAAATCATCAAAGAAGAGACTGTCAAAGTGGGATCCCCATTGAAGGAGAATGCTGCCCAGGCGGCTAAAGCGGCGTGGGAAGCCCTCCCTCCCCAGGTTAAAGCGATGATCATACAATACGTGGCAGAGAAAGGTCCCGAATTAGCAGATGCTGGAATTGAAAAACTTAAAGGCGCCTGGAAAAATAAAGGATCTACATCTATGAGTGACGATGATCTAATGGATTATAGTAAAGACTGTCCTCAAGGGTGGAAAAACGCCGACTGTATGGTGAATAAGATCAACGACTTGGTTACTAGTAACCTTAAGAGTATTCTTGGGAGTACTGGAGAAATTCATCCACATCGGCAGGAGAAGATTGTATCTGATTTGATCTTTGCTTTGGAAGAACCTCTTTTAGATTTGGCACTTGAAGTTGGAGGCAGCGACGAAGACTCTGATTTGATGCAGGAAGAGGATGATTCATTTTCTCAAGCGGGCGAAGAGATTGAGAAAAAAGGCACTGAAGGTGTCTTTACTAAGAAGGCAAAGAAGGCCGGAATGGGAGTCCAAGCATACGCCAAAAAAGTGCTCGCCCAAGACAGCGACGCCACCACTAAAACCAAGCGCCAAGCTGCATTTGCTAAAGGCGCCGCTACTGTCGCCAAAAACCGCAAGAAGAAATAATATGTCAAAAGTTCTATTAAGAGAGTATTACGAATTGTGCGAAGGCGGCGTTTGCCAAGATTTCTTGAATGAAGATGAGAAGCGCCAAGTCAAAGAGGGTGTAGTTTTTCTTACTGGAATTTTACAGAAGTCTGATACGCGCAATGGAAACGGAAGAGTTTATCCTGACGAAGTATTGAAGCGTGAGATGAAGAATTATGAGAAGCTCGTCAAAGAGAACCGCGCCATCGGCGAATTGGATCATCCTGATGACAGTGTGATTAATCTTAAGAATGCTTCTCATTTGGTAACAGAAACTTGGTGGGATGGTGGCACTGTAATGGGAAAGGTTAAGGTTCTAGATACGCCCAGTGGAAAAATTTTGGAATCTCTTGTTAATAGCGGGGTTAAGTTGGGCATCTCTTCGCGTGGACTCGGAAGTGTAAAGGAACATCAAGGCAATACAGTTGTAGAGGATGACTTTCAATTGATATGTTTTGATTTCGTATCCGAACCCTCTACGCCTGATGCATTTATGAGCATACGTATTCACGAAGGAAAAGAGACGGGGTTGACCAAGGCAGATAAACTCAACCGCCTCCTTAATGAGATCACGAGGAAAGACCGATGAAGATTACCGTAGAAAGAATTAAAGAAATTATCAAAGAAGAACATGAAAAGTTGTACTCCACCGAAATTGCAGACGAACTCGATAGCGAAAATTTTAAAGCAGCTGAAACCATCATTCTTACATCTGTCCGCGATCTAATCCGAGATGGCGCCAACACGGAGCAAATGGATAGATTGGTTCAAGGCATTGAAGCAGCTATTCAATATGGTTTTGCTGGCAAAAGAATGCTTCCAAAAGGATAAGAAACATGAAACGAAGTGAACTTAAAAGAATTATTAAACCAATGGTTGCCGAGTGTATAAAAGAATCGCTACTGGAAGGTGGCGTCTTATCTACAGTTATAAGTGAGGTTGTCAAGGGCATGAACTCTCAACTCATGGTAGAGCACGCCGTGGCACCGCTTGCCCCACCTGCTAGGAGAGAAGCACCAGAGGCAACCAGCAGGAAACTTCAAGAAACCAAAAAGAAAATGCTTAGTGCAATTGGTTCCGATGCGTACGGGGGAGTGAATGTATTCGAGGGCACCACCCCAGCGCCACCGCCTGCTACTCAAAATTCCGCTTACAGTCCGCTGAAGGATACTGATCCGAATGATGCAGGAGTTGACATTAGCGGTTTGTTCAATAGTGATTGGAGCAAGATGGTATAATGGTAATGGTCAAACGCGAAAGAAATGATACTGATGAGAAAATGATTAGACGTTTCCTAAAAAGAGTAAAGAAGTTGGGCATCATTGAAGAGTTTCTAAGCAAGCGCTTCTATATTAAACCATCTGATCAGAAACGAATGGATAAAAAGAGATCGATTGCCGAACATAAAAAACGTATGGCGAAGGAAAAGAAATAGTATTATACTATTTATATAGGAGGAGAGCATTATGACACACAACACATCCCCAGGCGCCTACTTTCAAAGAAATGGACTCGGAAACGAAGCCGCTTATGTGGTTTCAGGCCGACCGTTTGCAACTGGGTCGGTCAATGCAAGTGGGGGAGCATTTCGCATTGCTTTTCCCTCGGTAACAAAATTTGTCACCATTGTAAATAATGACACGACTGCCTTGAAGTGCGGGTTTTCAGAAAACGGTCTAGATGGCGGAAATCATTTCTTCCTGAATGCTACTTCCGCCGGCGATGGCATAAGCACGACTATTGATGTTAAGGTTACTGAAATGTGGTTTGACGGAAGCTCGGACTTTTCAGTGGTTGCGGGATTAACAAGCATCACCACT